GTACAAGATGAGCCTGAGCCATGCGTGGCTTGCAATCACATGCACAAGAGCGCCGCCTGTAAGTGTGGATGCTATGAGCACATCTAACCCACTCGCAGACTTCCAAGAAAAGCATCCAAACGTACCAACCACGGACGACGGCAGGTGCACTTGCGATGGATGCAGAGTTGCCTACATACGAGACATACTCGCTAATGAAGACTCAGGAACTTGCGATTGCGGATGCTATGAGCACATTTGATGACCCCACCATCTACTGCCAACGCTGCGGCGGAGCAGGAGCATACGCTTTCCGTGGCTGGCAAATACTCTGCCGATCCTGCATAGACAAAGAAATCGGGGAACACTTTGACTAGCCTCTACCACTTCTACCACGTATACGCTGACGGCAAGTGGGAAGCAGCAGCAGACGAACACATCACAGCCCTGCAACAACACGGCCTAGCCGACGCACTAGACGGAATGTATCTAGGGATCGTAGGGAACGAAACCAACCGCTCAAACGTCAAAACCTATTTCACCGACAGAGGCGTCGATTACTACACGCGAGTAGACGCACCCCTAGGTTGGGAACAAGTCACCCTAGACAGCCTCCAACGACACATGATCGTCAACGACGGATACGTCTTATACGCCCACACCAAAGGCTCCTACAACGACACTCCCATAAACATCGGCTGGCGATCTAGCATGTGCTATCACAATGTCGTTAGATGGGAAGAAGCAATCAGCCACCTAGATAACGTAGACACCGTTGGATGTCATTGGGTCAACGGAAACATATGGGGCGGGAACTACTGGTGGGCAACAGGACGCCACATCCGCACCCTCAAACCCCTAGAATATAGTGACCGCTGGAAAGCAGAACTATGGATAGGTCAGCGTGAACAAATCGACGGCCTAGAACCAATCCGAATCCACGACCTGAACCCAGGCTGGCCCGACCCTCAACTGTTTACAACATCATGGTGACTGGATACGAACTCTGGATCGACGGATACTTCCACATGAGTGGAGGCATCCGCGCCCTCCACGTTCTGCGTGACGAACTCGTGAAACGTGGAATGAATGCGTGGATGAAGTACGAGCGGCACGACCCAAACGCCATCGCCATCTACCCAGAAATCATCAGAGGAAACCCCGGCAACTTTGATGCGATCACTCGCTGGTGGCTGAACACAGCCGAACCAACCCAAGACCCAACATGGGCGTGGGAAACAGGCATGAACGACTACCCGCTGCTCACCGTGAACATCATCGAACTAGACATGTTCAAGCCACGCCCAGGTATCAAACGTGGCGTCGCCTACTGGGTAGGGAAAGGTAAAAAGGACGAACGGTTTATCCCAGATAACGCGGAAGAAATAACCCGCAAGAACTACACCAGTCGCTCCGCTCTCGCTGAACGCCTAGCCAGCCTTGACTACCTAATATCCTTTGACCCGTTCACAGCGGTCAACGTGGAAGCCGTCGTATCAGGCACCCCAGTTCTCATCAGAGGACAGCATCATTCGATGACAGCGGAAGACATAGAGGCCCACAACTGGACCCCATACGGTGTGTCTACGAGCATGGAAAAACTAGACGAGGCCCGCTCCACCGTTCATTTAGCGAGAGAGCATTACGAGAGTCTGCTGCCCGTGTTTGATCAGCGGGTAGACGATTTCGTTGCAGAGACTATGCGGCTATATCAATGATGGCTTGACGCCACTCATCTTCCCGCTGCTTAATCGTATGCTTCTGTTCCATATTGTGGAACGCTGTCGCTGCGTCACGTTTCCTAGTCTTATAGTCAAGCAACTCAGATAACCTGCTAGCCCACTCCTCAGGGCTGCTAGCGACAGAACCAACCCCATCAGCGGCAAGCAACTGATATTCACCAGTCGCCTCAGCAACAAACGGTATCCCGCTAGCCGTGTACTCCAACCCCTTGATGAATGACTTAGCCTGATTAAAAGGAATGTCGTTGAGGGGAACTAGACCAATGTCCATTTGGAACATTAAGTGGTAGCGGTTCATCGGCTGCATCGACAACGTCCGTAGCCGCTTAGGATCAATACCAGAGGCATCAGCGAATGACCCCATAGAGGGAACATGACCGGCGTGCAAGAACTCCAGATCATTGTCAGCGAGGAAGTCAGGCAGCCAACCCCTCAACGTCTGAATGTCGCCGCTCCTGTACCCCAAGGAACCAACCCACCCAATGACGGGTGTTTCACGTGAAACATTCTTCTTATTGAACTGTGACGGGTACACGCTATTGCGGATCATGCGAGTGTTCTCGTTCCACTCCCCATAGAAGTCCAGCAGGGTAGGGGTGGACACGATCACCATGTCAGCCATGCGGATCATCTGCTCATAGATCGCACGGTTACGGACTTTATTCACCTCAGGGTCCGTCGTCCGATAAGCATTGTTCTCAGGGTGCAAGTCATGGTAGAAGTCATCAACATCCACGATGATCTTCTGACCCAACGCCTGAGCGACTTCCATCTGGTGCGGTATCCAGCGGTCCATGATCTGCTTCAACACCACAACGTGATACCCAAACGTTGCTTGATCTTTCCCCTCGTTCACCCCGAACCCGTATTGGGATGTCCACGCTGGGCGACCCAGAGCAGAGTCATAACCGGCAGCGTGCATAGGTAGCCAGCAGCGGTAATAGGTGCAGCCGCCAGGGATTAGAGCCTCACCTGGGAGCCGAGTCCATTCGTTAGATAGGTAAGCGACCCTAGTCATCTTCGTAGTCAGGATCGACAGCCTGCCACGTATTCGTTTCCAGCATGGAAGTCAGCGAATCCTTCCACAACATCCCCACCCGTTTGATCAAATCGTCTGCAACGTCAGGGTTCCACGACGCACCCTCAGCGGTCAGCGTCACGATGAGATCACCGTACTGGAGTTTCGCTATGAGACTCCTGTTGCTAGTCGCCATCGTACCTCGCTAGAGAATCGTGGATCAGGAAATATGCTACCCCGTCCACCGCATTGTCCCTGGCGTAGCCAGCCTTGCTACGGCTGATCTTCACCAGCACCATCATCAACGCCACATCCATCGCTGATATATCTGTGCCCAGGAACCCGCTCCACATTTCAGCGATACGCTGCATGTTCTTGTCGTAGTCGCCGTACTTCTCCTGCCGGTCCTCATCCACCAGGCGCAGGGCATCGACGGCGATAGTCGGGTCAGTCATCAAGCCAGACCTGGTATTGCGCCGTGACTCGTCCTTCTTCGGGGTCGATGAAGTGGAGCCGTTGGGAAGGGACCGCAGATGAAGCCAACCCAACGGCGGCGTACCTGTTGTCCGACTCTGTGCTTCCTGTTCCATAGATTGCTCCTGCTCCGTCTGCGAGACTTGACTGGTAGTGGGTGTGGTAGTGGCCGACGTACACATCCCTGAACTTCCACGGGTAGGAGCCTGATCGCCAGCGGTTAACGTGGTTCGTGATTGTGTTCGTGGATGCGAAACCGTTCCGACCGATTTCGTCACCGTGGATAAGTAGCGCCCGGTAGTTGCCGATCTGTACCCGCTGTATATCCTCACCGCTGTCCTCCCACACCACTTTCGCCCCGCTGGACTTCAGCACTTGGCGAGCCAACTCGTAGGTCATCCTGTCAGCGTTATCAGACCTGGGCACGGCGTCCCTCTTGGAGCCGAGCCTGCCGTGGTTGCCCCATTCAGCGACCACCGTGACGCTGCTGTACGCCGCTAATGCCCTGTGGATAACTTCTACCATGAGGTTAGCGACGGTCACGAACTGCTCAAATAAAGTAGCGTCGATCTCGTACGGCTGCGTGGGGAAGTTGAACAAGCCCTCAATCATGTCCCCACCGAACAGGATGTAGCAGTCGTTCACCGGGTGGGCTTTCCGCTGGATGTCGGTGATCTTTAGGGCTTTATCCACGAACCTGTGGACGCGCTTGTGCATAACATCGCTGTTATAGGAAGGTGTCAGTTTCGCGCCCTGCCAGTCCGTTAGATGCCACAAAGCGGCCTCAGAACCGGCCTTAGAGGACTTTTTAGGTGACTTGGGTATCTGGATAGGGTGAGCCAAAACAGCGTCCCTAGAAGCCTCA